TATCATCATTGGCTAGTTCTAAGAACAGCCCGGGGTTTCTTTTAGCAAACAATAGCAAATCCCTTTTAAGCTCCTTAGAAGTCATTGAAGTGACCTTAGAACCAAGTTCTGTTCGCATTATTGCTTCACCCATGTCTACATCCATCTCTCGCGCTGCATTTAATGCATCAATTTGATAGTCTAAAAAGTCTAACTCATCAATAGCGTCTGCTACATGGTCAAACTCTGCATATTTCTTATTTACTCCTGGATGATATAGTGACAATATCTTTTGTAAAGATTGTTTTTCCTTAGGAACAAATAATGCTCCGTTTTTGAATATGATATGCCCTAAAGTTGCATCGCCTTTTTGTTCGTCTCTAAATGGCGAGTTTTGATTTGTTGCATATCTTAATTCTCTTTGTTCCATTTTAACATCATCAAACCAAAGCAAAGGAAATCTTCTTGAGTGCTTAGATTGGATTGTGTATGTTAATGGAGATTTATTATGCAATAGATAATAATTTCTATCTTTAATTTCCCACGTTGGTTTTGTGGGTTGTACAGGAGCAGCAACTTTTGTTACCACTTCTTTTTGAGGAGCAACCTCAACTTTTTTTGCTGGAGCTTTTTTAGTAGCCATAATATGATATAATTTAATAATTTATAAGAGTAATAGTTACCCCCGTCAGTACAACGAGGGTAAAAATTACATTAATTTACTCTTGTCTATACAGTGAACAATACGAAATTGTTTGCTCCTTGTACACAAAGACATCTTTCAGAAAGGAAGTGTACCTCCATTGCATCAAGATCAGAAGTAGCTGCACCAACAGATCCAGTAACCCAGTTCTTCATACGTCTGTCGTCAGCTTGTGAAGCTCTATAACGAACGTGTAAGAATGGACGTCTGATGTTTGTACCTAATACTTGATCGTATACAGTAGATGTTCCAGCAGGAACTAATACACCTTGAATGTCTCCAACTTGTGAGCTAGTCAATGGATCAGCCGCACCTCTTGTTGAAGCGTCATTTAAGTATTTCCAGTCAGTCTTGTAGAAATCATAAGATCCTCTACGGAAACCTGAGAAACCTAAGTTTAATGCCATTTCTTCAGAGTTTTCAAATACTCCAAAAGAACTACCACCACCATAAACAGCTCCAGCACCTGTTGGAGAACCAACACCAGAAAGCATATCGTCAAAAGCCAAATTAGAAATTCGGTTTAAGAATAGCATGTTTTCTTCAATAGCACCTTGCGTGTCTAAGTTTTGTAGGATTTCATCAAACTGTCCTAATCCAGTTGTAGCGTCGAAACCACTGTTTACATTACCTCTTTCATTAATAGCAGCGAAGAAACCTTGCGTTCCTTTTTTACCACTAGCTAATGCTTTAGATCCCGCAGCAGCAAGCTCACCTTCTACCATTGACATTTCTAAGTAATCTTCAAAACGTAAACGAGTTTCAGATTCAGCTTTTAAATACCATAAGTATCCAGATGTTCCGTCTTCAGTTGCAACTTCCACCCATCCAATTTGTGCAGTATCAGATCCAGATACAACATATTTGTTTCTGATAATGATTGGAGAGTTAGAAAACTGTGTGAAAGATGGAGTGATGCTGTTATAGTCGTCAGCAGCTAAGGTAGAACCTTTTGCATATTCAGAACCATAAACAAATATCTTAAGCCCTGTAGCTCCTAATCCACTTGTATCAGCAGCAGTATAAGGTGCTACTTCAAGATCTCCTGTTGTAATATCAGAAGATAATACTAATGCTTTTAATTCAGCGTTAGTGGCTGGATCGATTATTACAATAGTTTGGTTTTTAGAAATAACATTTGCTACATAATCTTTAGGATCAGCAGGTGTTAAATCTAAAGGTATAGTTAAAGTACTTACGTTTCCTACGACAGCATTAACTACTCCAGTATAAGATACGTGTAATCTATTTTGTTCAGACCAAATTACTTGATCAGAAGTCATAGGCATTTCTGCTCCTACCATACGTAAGAATCCAGATAAAGTACGATTACCGTATCTTTCTATTTCTTGTTCGTATACTTCTGGTAAGTATTGTTCTGCGAAAGCCGTAGTGGTTCCGTCTGTAAAGTTTAGATAATTGCTATCTAAAGCTTGTTGTTTTTGACTCGGTTTAATTGAGCCGAATTGTGGTGCTAAAGCCATAATTTTTAATTTTTAAAGTTTCGTTTTTTAATTTTTAGTTTTGAAGAGTCCGCTCCGCTGATTGATTTCACTTTTAATCCATTCACAAATACGCTACCAGGGACTGATTGTCTAACATCCGTTTGAATGTTATTTGACTTAGCTGTTATGTCTCTAACGGCATCAGCTTTTCCTTGTTCGTAAAAGTGCTGAGCTAAAGTGTCGGCATTTCTTGCAGCATAAATGGCTTTATGATAATCAGCATAATTCTTAACTTGTCCTTTTTCGTTTAGAAACTTTCCAACTACGGACTTTAGATCAGATTGATTTGCTTTTACATTGTCGGTGTCTTTTACAGAATACCTAAACTTCTTTTCTCCTACGTTGAAATTAAAACCTTTAAAATCACTAGAAAAGTAATCATTAGTACCATGAACAAAGGCATCTCTTGACTGCGCATTTACTTGCTCTTCCTCTTTGTATCGATTGAAAAAATCAACAGCTTTTTGTTGTTCTTGAGTAACGCCCGGTCTCAACTTGATCTCGTCGTAATATTTACTCTTAAGTCCTTCTAAATAGTGTTTGGCTTTTCCAACCTCTTCTTTGAACGCAATTTTTCTCTTGCGTATATCTTTTTCATCGTCTAACTCTTCATCATATGAAAAGTCTTCTAATAAAATATTCACATCATCACCTTCTAAATAAGGTTTTGTTTTTGAATAGTATTCTTTTAGTAAAGCAGTATCGTTTATATTAGTATAATCCGCATTTAAACGTACAAAATCTTGTACAGTTCCACCGGTATCTTCCATAAAAGTAACTAATTTCTCTATGTTTTCCGGTAACGGTTTTCCAGATACTCTTTCGTCTCTTACTGCTTCTTTTATTTCAGCTTCTACTTTTTTAGTTTCTTGCTGAACTTCTTCTTCTGTTATTTCCTGCAATACAACCGGTTGCTCTTGCTTTTGCTCTGATTCTTGCGCTTGCTCTTCTGCCACAATAGTTGGTTGTTCTGCAACAACTTCTTTTTCTTCTGCTTGATCAATTACTACTTTAGTAACGTCTGCCTCTTTAGGCTGGCTTAAATCAATTTTTGTTGGAGCGTTTGGCTCGTTTGAAAATTTTCTAGGAGTTTTCTTTTTAATTTTAAAATCCCCTTCTTGTTTTACTTCTGACATAATATAATATAATTAAATAGTTAAAAATTTACTCTTATTTAGGATCGAATTGCTCCAATCCAAAGCCTCCTAATACATCCATTCCAGATGACTCAAAGTTTTTTGGCGGCGAATTATTTTGCCTTTGGCTAATTAATTCACTTTGTTGTGAAGCTACTATCTTAGCCCTATCGTCTTTACGATCTTCTTTGTTATTTTCTTTCGATGTTTGCTGTTGTGAATTTGCCATAGCAAGTTGCATGTTGAAATCAAACTCCGTTTGCATTAATTGCTTCTTTATAGCAGCTTCCTGTTGTAGCTTCTGAACATCAAATTGCATTTTAGCTTGCTCTATTTGTATTTTTTGCTCTGTAAGAACTTGCTGTTTTTGCGTTTCAGCTAAAGCTGTTTCTTGAGCTAATTGAGAATTGGCTTGTGCTTGTGCTTGTATATTTGCTTGTTGTGCTTCTTGCTCTCTTTTAGCTTTTTGTTGTTGACGTACTTTTAAAAATTCATTAGCTGTTTTAATGTTTTTTATGTTTCTAATGTCTATAGCGTCATCTAATCCAATTAACCCAGCTGACAATGCTGTTTGTATGTTGCCTTCCATTTGAGCTCTCTGTTCGTCATCTGGTTCTAACTCTAAGAATATACCAAAATCGTGCAACTGTAATGTAGACAATTCATCTAAAGTTCCTACGTTATAAGTACTTATAGATTGTTTTAATGATTGAGCCGTTAATGGATATGCTAATGCGTCAGCTAAGCGTAGTGCAATATTTTCACAAGTGGATAATGTTAAAAACAATTGAGCTTGTAATATATGCCTTGTAGCCGTGTTTGAATTTGCAGCCGCCATTTTTTGTAAGCCAACCAAAGCGTTTTTATCTGGAGTACTTCCATCCCTTGCTTCGTTTAACCCGGTTACATCCCGAATCATTTGTAAGTAATACTGGTATGTATTTATTAAAGCGCTCAGCTTAGCTTGTCCGTTAGATGATTGTAATTCTTGAATAGGCACCTTACCTCTATTTGGATCACCATCTTGCGTAAGTGACCTACCTATAATACTACCTGTTTGGAAATACATATTAAGGGCTTCTTGAGGGTTGTAATTGGTTCCGTTGCCTAAATCAACTTCTGTCAAACCGTCCACATCAAGATATACTCCGTCTGGAACCATCCTTGATAATACTTGTTGTATTTTTAAATGAGTGAGCTGAATCATATCCGCAAATCCTGTAACTCTACCCACTAATGATTGTACTTTTCCTTTGTACATTCTAGGTGCACAAATAGAATAGTTCATTTTAACTTTAGTAGTATCTGAATTTGGTCTGGTCATATTTTCAGCCAATTCCCACTTAAGCATCATATTTTGTCCAAGTATCTTAGCACCACTATATAAAACCTCTATACTTCTACTTACTTTATCAAAGTTATCGTTTTTAGGCGGATTAAATGTATCTGGTTTTTCTAAAGCCTTTTCAAGACCTTGTTCTGTGTGCTTTATTTTAAATACTTGATCGCTATATGTTTTGTACTCAAAAAACAGTACATTAACTTGATCATCATTACCTTGCCCTCCGTTATAGCCTCGCATATAATTGCTAGAGCTACCAAACTTATTTATTTGCTTTAAATCTTCTGCTGTTAAATCAGGAAATTGCTTTTTTAGTTCAGGTATGGATATTGTTTTAACTTCACCTACGTAATATATATCTTCAAAATTAGGATCCTCAGTATAAGAATAAACTAAGCTAGCGGGGTCAACGTATTCTGTTTTTATACCTTCCGTTAAATTAAAGCTAGTTTTCGTACATCCAATACCTAATGTGACTAAATCATATATAACTCTCTTCCTAGATTCATCGTATTTACTTTTATCTAATATTGTATTTATAGCTTGCTCTTCCGCTATTTCTACAGCCTCTTTAAATTCTAGTTGCATTTTAAGAGACAGCTCCTCAGCATCTTTAGGTAATTCTTCAGGGTTTGTAGAGTACATGTCAATCCCTAGAGTATTCTTTACGTTGTTTAAAAACTCTTTAGCAGCCATATCCCGCATTATTCTTTCTGCGTATTTGGTTCTTTTCTGCAAAGATTCCGGATCTTGAGCAAAAGCTTTGATCTCGTAAGCTCTTTGAGACATTCCATTAACAACAATATCTACAAATTTAGATATTACAGGCACAGGTTTCCAATCTAAGTTTAAGTAAGACAAGTCACCATTTATAGCTAATTCATCTTTGTACTTTTGTATTGATTGTTCACCTCTAGCATAAAGCTTTAGCCTATGATAGTTTTGGTAATTAGATAAAAATCTATCACCTCCACTTCTGTTATTTCGGAACCATTCAAACTCAATAGCCTGGCCTACTTTAATACCGTATTCTAATGTTTGCTTTTCCTCATCCGGTACCACCTGATCTGGAAATGAGCTGTTATAATTGGTTGATATCATCTACATTATTTTTGAGCTTGACCCTCTATTGTTATATTTTTTTATTCCTAAAGGAGTTGATTTTAACACTCTTTTTGGGGATGGTCTGTATTTGTTCTTGTTGCAAGCCATTATGGCTAAACCAGAGCTTATAGACGCATCATGCTTAGTTCTATTGTTTATATTAAATTTTGCCCAATCCTCTAGTGTTCGTTGGAAATAAGTAGTGCCATAACCTTTTTCAGTTAAGCCTACGTGATTTTCTATGTAAGCTTCTATAGCTGCAGCATGTGCTTGTTTTATATCTTCACTAGAGTTAGGCATTCCACCGATTTCTCTTTCAGTTACGGACAACTTAAGTTTATCTGGTCTGTTCATGCTAAAGCCCCTGTATCCTCTTCTTTTGAAATGATACAATAATCTGGGTTTATTATTTTCAGCCAATATAGGCATTCCATAAAATACACAAGCCATTAATACATCTTCAAAAAATATATCTGCTGTTTGTGGTCTAGAAATATACTCTAAAAAAAATGTATTAACCGGAGCATTTTCCATACTAAATTTGGTTAATCCGTGTAAAGCTCCTTTAGAGCCTTTGCCATCAACAGTACCGGATATATCGTAACTATCACAGCCAAAAGCACCAATGTGCTCATTCCCTGGCCATCGTATACCATTTTTAAATAGCACGTTATTTTGTAAAACTAAATCAGGTATCCAAGATATAAAAAATCTACCTTCTTTATTAGGAGCAAACATAACTTTAGAATCTTTAATACCACCCTCCCAATAAAAATTGCCTTGAGTTACTGCTTGAGTGTTTCTTAGATCTTCGTTATAATCTATTTGCTCGTATATTTTTGTTAGATTAAAAAGCGATTGCTTTGCCTCATCTCTAAACGCATGCTTTGTAGTTCTTGGAAATTGTCTATAAAATTCATTTAAGCCATCTTGATCATCTCTTAGACCTTCTACTTCATTATTCCAATATTCTATTACGCCTATTTTTATTTTTTCTCCTTGTGGCCCAACCGCGGGGGTGGTCGGTGTGTCGAATACAGGTAAGCCATAAGCGTCAATGTATCCCTCGTAGTTCCATTCCATAGGTATGAACAAAGAATAGAGTCCTGAACGAGTCTGTCTATTGGCGTTTTTTTGGGTAACATCTGAATCATTGTAAAGTTTTCTAAAATTTTCACCTCCTTTGTCTAACGAGTTTGATGTTGATCCCATCATACACTTACCAACAATTCGGCTACCTAGTCTTAATGTTGTTTTAGTTACTCGCCAGTTGTTTAATATGTTGTCTGGTCTTTCCCATTTCCCACTTTCATCGTGTACTAGTAGTCTTAACTTTTCCCCATCATATGAGTTATCACCTGTGTTTTTCCAGTCAATGGTTGTATCTAATCCCTCAAGTTCTTTTTGTGCTTCGTTGGCTTCAAGTTTCTTACGTGTAAGTTTGGACGCGGGGACACGATAGGCAAGTTCGGTCTTGGGCCTGTCCATACCGTCCTGGATGGGCTTAAAGAAGAACGGGTAGTTGACGGAGATCGGTACGACTTTATCTGTGAACATTTTTTTAGCGTCAGAGCCAGATTTTGACAATATGCCAAACCGTGAATCCGAGGAAATTGTTGCGAGGTTAACAGTCTCAGCTGAGGACATGAACGAAAATCCACTCCTTCTATTCTTAAGGTAGCACATTCCGTAACATTGTGGGTCAGCTTTACAAGCTTCCCAGAATATGTAGAATAATCTATTTGATTCCCTAAAGTCTGCTGCCCCAACATCAATTTTGGACCACTGCAAGTACATGTAGTGAGAGCCAGTAATATAAACATACTTATTTTTATTATAAAACCATAAACCCTCTTCACGCCTTCTAAACTCTTTGTCAATATAATCATACCACTTATTTTTAAAATGTTCTGGCTTTGCTTCCCAGTCAGATACATTTTTTATTTTACTTAATTCTTTGGGATAGGCTTCTTTTTCCCACTTTTTAGACTCAGACTTAACTTGCTCTTCTCTTTTAGGTAAAGCTATTTTAAGATTTTGAATTTCAATAATCTCTTCAATTTGTCCAGTTTTACTTACAACTACTACATCATAGTCTTCGTTGTATCCGTACTCCCATTTTTTAGATTTGTTATTTTTCTTAATAACGCTATCCTTTATATGGTTAGGCAGTATTTTTACTAATTGCTGTTCGTAACTCATTTCGACCTTCCTTCAGCAAAGCCTTTAAACTTAGCTTGTTTGCTATTAGTGTCTTTTGTCTCTAAGTACCCTTCTTCTTCTTCAATACGGTTAAGTATTTCAAATGCATCAAATATAGCTAACTTTTTAGTAGCCGCAGCATTTTTAAGTCTGTCAGCGGATATATCGTCGTCAGAATCAACAATAGCTTCTTTTGCTACTTTAATTAACTCTTCAACTGCTTTCTGCCCAGCTCGGATTATACTCCTTTTCGTTTCCTCTACGTTCATATTTAATTACAATATCATTTGATTTCATACAATAAAGCCTTTGCTTATTAAACACAAATTCAAACTCACGTAGCGGTTTAAATCCAACAAGATCTCCTGGGCTTATATTAAGCGCCTCTAGCTCGCTGTTTCCATATTTTAATATACCAATATGCTTTTGTTCTTTTTCAGGCTTTAAATGGTCTGTTTCTTCAATAGGTG